AGATGATAGATTAAAAGAATCAACTTCAAAAGTACAGCTAGTATTATATACCCAAGAATTTGCAAAAATTTGCTTATAAGTTCTGTCGTTGGGGTTGCTTGGATTTTTTATTAAGTCACCTAGGTGTTTGATATAAATTTTTTCATTTTCAAGATTTAAAGCTTTATCTTCAATCATCTGTAAATTTGAAATTATGGAACATACTTTTAATTCTACTTTCTTATCTAAATTTCCATTTTCAAATCCAAAAATTGTCTGATTTGATCTTATCGAATCTTTGTTCGAAATATTTTCAGATATACCTGAACAATTTAAAAGTTGATTTACAGTTTTATCTGTATATACAATAGTATTATTTCCAGATATTGCTGTCCCAGATTTCTCAAATCCAATTGTCGAATCTACAGTAATAATTGAAGATCCTATTGAAACATCACCAATTACTTTAGTATTTGCTGTTACTGTAAGGTCACCTTCAATTAAGTCTTGATCGCTATACCCAATGAATAAACCTAGTTTATAATATACTTTATTTTTTCTGGTTAAAATTTCTACTTCAGATACAGCTGCACTTGTTTTAGTATCTAAAGAACTATAAATTGTTTGCCCAACTAAATTATTTGGATTTCCAGAAATTGCTTCGGTTAAAATAATAACTCTTCTAATGTACTCTGAATCAGATGGTTTAAAAAGAAATTGCTCTAGGTCAATTACTTTTGGAGTAACTCCATACAAAACTTTATAGAGGATTTTAAAAGATTCTTCAGTACCTTTTGACTGATAGAATGATCTTGCTTCTTTTAGAAAATTGCCAACATTTAAATCGGAAACAAAATCAACATTTTCCAAACCTGGAGCAATAGAATATTTGATTTTATTATAAAATTCTTTTAAAAATAGAGAGCTTAGATTTTGTACAGAAGAATATTGCGTATGTGAAGATGCGGTTGTTTCTGAAAAAACTAATTCTTCTGGATTATTTGAATCTCTATAACTAGTAATTCCACTAAATCCTCTAACACATCCAGTGAAAGAGTTTGTTGTAATTCCAGTATATGTAATAATTTCATCATCAATCTTTAGCAAACCATAATATTGGGGAAATCCCTTTGTACTCAAAACATTGATTGTTGAGCTAGTAGAGGTGATTGAAGAAGTTATTGAAGTGAATCCAACAATAACTTCTGGAGTTAAGTTGTCAAGATTAATGTAAGAATTAAAATTCTCAGAAATATCCGATGGACCACTTGGATATTCTTGAGAAATATAATATTGTTTTAAAAATTCAGATGCCTTTGGGCTTTCATCTAATATGAATGCAGGTAACTGATTTTCAATAATTTGATATGCCTTTACCTTTGATTCGATACCAGTTTGAATCATATTATCCTCTCTTTAGCTCTCCGTTTGAATAACTTGAAGTTACTTTAAATCCTACTCCTGAAATCTTCTCACCAGAAGAAATAGTATCCTTTACCATATTTATGGTGCTCTTTGAAACATCAAAATCCAAATACAAATCTTTTAATCCAATAACATCATTCGATTCTGGATATGCTTGAATCTCAATAATATTGTTTTCTAGTTCAGTTTCTGTAATAACTGTAGTTGAAAGCATTATTTCTCCAGTAACATAATCAACAGTTCCAGCAGATTTAATAATTACTCTATTTGTATTATTTTCTTTGATTTGCTTTACGATTGATAAAATTCCAGTCTTCTTATCTGCATTTGGAACATCTGTTAAATAAACTGTTTCCAATTCTCCAGAAATTTTAAATCCAGTGGATTTAATATTAAATCCAGCAGAATCCACATGGAAAGCATTTCCAAAGCAAAGTTCATATTGAGCAGATTGATTAACTAATGCTTTTAAATTCCTTCTAATTCTTACTCGGGTAATATTTGAAGTAATTGATCTATCTACATTATCAATTACATTCAAAATTTTACTATACTTAAATCTACCACCAAACTTATTAACCTCAACAGAATTAGAATAAGATTGTAGTGAATTGGTAATATTAGTTTTTAAATCATTGACATTATTAACTTGTGAAGAATTATAATAGACATATGAATCAATCTCAACATAAAGAACCTTCAGATCTATAATTTTTTGATTGATACCTGTCAGTGAATAATTTTTTAATCGACTTAAAATAAAATCTTTATCGAAGTCAGATATAAAATCTCCATTTTTTGGTTTAATACTTATCTGAACTGTTCCAAATTGAGGTGGATTTAATTCTTCACCCCCAACAACAGATACTGATTCTGTATTTGGATAGATTGATTGAATAATCGCTTCATAATCTCTAGCTGTTACTGCCCTATATTGTGCTGAGTACAATCTTGGTGCAAAATATTTAATTGATTCTACTGGTTCAATGCTTGTTCCATTAGAAGACTTATTAACTGTAGTTAAGGTTGTAGAAGATACCGTTGCAGATCCTCCTAGAGAATCAACAAATGTACCTGCAAAAGCAAAATTTGTAGCTCCATTCCCCTCTTCACCATCAGTAACAATATAAGTTACTGTGATGATTGTGCCATTTTCAAGTTTTTTACCAAAGTAACCATCACCAAAAAGTAATTCATACTTCTCATCCTGTATCTCTTGAATTAAATAAATTTCAGAAGTTGAATTAATGCTCAGAATATTATCAACTCTTTGATATTCTCTACCTACCCCTGTATCTGATGTACCTTTTACTTTAACTATAATAGTCTGAGTATCAATATATGAGTTATCTAAGATAAATCTTTGGTCTAAACTACCATCAACTGTAAAGGTCTTTTTCAGTAAAGTTCCTTGGTAAATCTCAATTGGTTCGTCAGCAGTTCCAAAAGTTGCTGTCTGATTTGTGACTGTGGTAGTTATATTTTCTGGGATTGAAAAGATATATGAATTCTCATTTGATGCCGTTCCAACGCACACAGGACCCCTTGCTTCAAGAGTTAGGGTAGGGCTGGTGAATGAACTACTAACGCCCACCTGAAGCGTTACAGACGCTCTGGAGCATGTCCTAGAGCGAGGAACATATCCTATCGTTCTGGCAAGAGATACGACGTTTTCACGAAGAGTTGCTGAGTCAAGAAATGCCTCATTGGCTGCCATATTCGTGTTAAATGCATTAATATAAGTGTTATATGCTAGGGCATTTAACAAGACAGAGAAATTAGAACCTTCAAAATCAAAGTCCGTGAAGTTGCTGTTCGCACGGAGATAATCCTTGATTGAAGTCTTGATTTGATCGAAGTCTAGATTCGTAAATTTAGTGAAAGGCATTTTATCTTGCTGCCTCTAATATAAATGTGTATTCTTGTGTTGGTATTTCTTGACCAATAATATCAAAATTAACGGTTACTTCAAAAGCATTATCATCTGGTCTTGCTTCTACAATAACAACTAAATTAGAAATTCTTGGTTCATAATTAGAAATTGCTTCTGCAATTTCATTTTCAAGAACTGATGCTGTACCTGCATCAACAAATTCAAATAATGTAGAATAAACGTCAGATCCAAAGAGAGAGTCAAAAAATCTCTCTCCTTGGATCGTTTCAACAATATTTCTCACTGAGCGACGAATAGCAGCTTCATTTTTCAATACAGGCAAGTCCTTTGTAACAGGGTGAGGTTCAAAGGACAAACTTATATCTTTAAATCCGCGTGAAATGCGTTGAACTGCCATTTAATGATTATTTCTTCACTTTATTTATACCTATTGCCAGGGAGAACCATAGTTTGGTTCTGTTCCATATTCCCAATCATCGTAACTTTCATCATTTCGAATTTTCTTATGTAAATCACTCTGTTCTTTAAGATGATGTTTTTTTCCAAGTTCATCATGCATAATTTCTTGAATGACTTTTGGTTTTTCAGTTGAAGAATAATCTGTAACCAATTTAGTTGTACCCCACATGTGGTACATGTAATTTTCGTCTCTATCTACTGGTAGATTTGACATTTTAGCTCCTGTTTTAATGAATAAAACAGAACTTTTATAAAGGAGGTTGCTATCTCCTTGTTTTTATTTAACGATCTATCTCTCTAATCTTATAATCATCCGAATTTAAGTATTTTAAAATCTCTAAAGCAATTAATTTTGGGTTTCCTTCACCACAAGTATAGACATCTACAGCAATGCACCCATTTTCTGGCCAAGTATGGCAAGAAACATGACTTTCTGATAGGGCAATCACGACCGTACATCCTTGTGGAAGGAAACAATGTGAAAAAATGTTTAAAATTGTCATTTTTGCTCTCTTTACTCCACTCTCCATCGCATTTTGGAGTGAAGTAACATCATTTAAAAGAGAGAAATCAACACCATGCACCTCTAACAGCAGGTGCTTGCCCATCGAAAAGTGTTCCAATTCAGTTTTAGCAACAAAAAATGTATTTATTTACGATTTCCAGTGGTTATTTGGTTGCTCCCACCAAAAATGAAGGTCCTCTACAGTGTCGTCATAGTACAAACTGACAAAATCACTCTTGAAAGCACTATGAACGTTCTCACAGAGGGCAACTGTATAGATGTTTCCACCTGTCATACGACTCATGATCTCTGTAATCCAGGTATAATTACCTCCACGAATGACTCCTGCTTCAATCAAGACGAAATTATCCCATCTTGTCTGCCATTTCATGAAGTTTTGAGTAAATTCTAACTTATAATCACGTACCTCTTCATCAGGGAAAGGTACATTAACTGCTTCAATATGAAAAATCTCCCCATCCATGGTCAATGAATGAGAGAGATGTTGTGTAACGATTGCTGAGTAGTCAGGAGAGACCATTAGAAAGCAAGTATTAGACGGATGAATGTCTAAATTTGCCATTTTGAGTCTATAGGTCATCTCCTGAATTAAAGACTTTTCCTTATCTTCCGAGATAAAGAGGAGTTGTTTCATCCTTTTCCTTGTCCTCTATACTTTTTACGAGCCGAGTTACGCGAGGTAGCGGCATATTTAGTTCCTCCACCTTGTCCTTGCCGAGATCTTTTAGGAGGACCTGGAATATAAGTCTTACCTTTACTTAATCCGCCTACTTTGGGTTTTGCCATATCGTGTGACTCCTATAATTTCAGTTTCAAGTTCGTCGGGACTTGGAGAACCTGTCTGATAGAATTGAATCGCCAGGCCCTCCATAATATCGAAGTACTCTTCCTCTGTGAGGTCTGAGTAAATCTTACGACCTTTACAAAGTATATTGTAAGTTTCGTAAGTTTCTTCCATTGTATCAGATGATGCGGGATTTTTCATGGCCAACACGAATACGAGGATCACACCAGATTTCAAATCCTGCCTCTTTTGCATCTAGACAGAATGAAACGTCCTCACCGCACATATCCTGCACTTCTCCTGATTCGAAGACTTGCATCTTGGGTGCGAACCAGGGATACTTCATTTCAGGGTGCTCAAAGACACCGTGCTTAATCAGCAACCATCCGAAACCAGTGTAATCAACAGTGAAGGGACTACGACGCTTTTGAATGCTGTCAAGAGTTTCATGATTCATCACGCCACCATTGGAGCGGAAGTCATCTTCTTCCAGCCAATGTGCAACTGATGTAGTGTGACCATCTTCAGTACAATACCAACCAGCAGCGATATCTTGCTCCATCAGAACGAGTTGATAGAACTTCTCTGTATTGAAGACAATATCAGAGTCAATCCAAAGTTGCCAATCATATTGTAGTTTTCCATCCCAAGGAAGTTGGTCTGGACCACGAAGAACGTTTGCACCAAGACACTTACAGCGGGCGAAATTCACCATTGAACTGTAGTCTTGGGAAATTTGAATACTTGCACCTGCTTGTACAAGATCGAAACAGAGTTGTACAAATGCTTTCAGAAAGATATAAGATACCCCACGTCCAGGCAGACAAAAGACTACGGTTTTACCTCTGACTAGTTCTTTTGCCTTATCATAATCCCACTCAGGTTCTTGAGACTTAACAGGTGTTTTTGCTTTTACTGTGAATCCTTTAGCCATAATTGTGTTGAGTTTTCAATCGAATCATAACATATTATATAGAGACTGTCAATGAGAAGAGATTGTGAATTCTTCATAACTTAAGTCCTCTACATTATACTCTGTTTGAATCAATCCGACCATATGTGTTAAGGTACTCCAAGTTGAAGAAAAGTCCTCTTCCGCCACCGAATCAAACAAACACTTATCCTTAGCGTAGATACGATATCTTTTTAGATTAGCCATTTTTTGCGTCTTCTGTAATGATTAACTCATTCCCTTCGATAGTTAATCTTACAGAAGTATCTTCATACCACTCCAATTCATTAACTACAGATTCTGGTAAAGTGATATAATATTCTCCCGTAATTGGATCGACCTGTACAGACTGAAAATTTTCCGCGAAATTTTTTTTCATCTCATGTAAATTGATTCCTAATTTTCATTTATATAGGAATCGATAGATCTCTCGCGTTTTCAAAGTTTTGTAGGTTAGGGGGACCCATTGATTTTATATAGGGGGGGGGTAACGCTTAACGCGCCCGCGAGGGCGCACCCCCCGCGCAGGGGGACTGCTGCCCCACGCACGAACGCACAGGGGGGCGTCACCGCCACTGCACCCCCCGCCCCTCATCAGCGTGTGCCTCAGCGTACTGGGCGGCGATGGTGGTGGCGGGCAGTCCCCAGTGAATGTAGGAGGAGGGGCGGGAACCGTTCTTCAACTGGTCAGCGCGGGAGATCCATTTGATTTGGCGGGTCTCCAGGTCAGAGCACATGGCGAGCGGGAAGATGGTCATGGGGTGTCGGTTGAACTGCTGATAGTGTAGCACGTACCGTGGCACACGAACGGGGTAGGGGTCAATACCCCAACCACACCAGGAACTCACCCGTATCGACAGGACCGAAGCGGGCGGTCACCCCATAGTCGGTGCGGAAGTCATCCCACAGACCGTGCTCCTTTGCTGCCTGGCAGGCGGTGCTCCAGGGGATGGTCCCGTTGCTGGGGTCGGTGCAGTTCCAGAGGATGTCGGAGAATGTGGCGTTCATCGGGTCGGTTGGTTGAACTGAGAGAATTGTAGCACGGGGTCAGACGGCACACCAGGCACAGTAGCGGTCGGCGTAGACCTGCTCCAGGCGGTACGCTTCGGATTCGCGGGCGTCGTCGTCGTGGTTGCCCTCCAGGGATTGGCGGCAGTGAATCAACTCATGGATCAGGGTGGTGACATACTCCAGATGGGGCAGGTCGCGCTCAACATCAATCAGGAACTCATG